ACCAGACCAACACGGCCGATCTGGCCGAGGTGCAGCCGACCTGGGGCATGGCCAGCGCCCGGCCGTTCGCGACCGAGGAGAGCCTGGAAGACCTGTTCTTCAACGTCGAATCGTGGCTGACCGATTCGGCCGGCCGCGCGCTCGGCGTCGGCGAAGGCGCCGCCTACTTCGCCGGCAACGGCACCAAGAAGCCGACGGGCATGCTGGCTGCGACCGTCGTCAGCACCGGCGATGCCAGCCGTGCTTTCGGTTCGCTCCAGTACGTCGCCAGCGGTGCGGCCTCGACCCTGCCGACCAGCCTGGACACCATGTACGACCTGATCTACGCGCTGCGCCAGCGCTACCGCCGCAACGCGCGGTGGGTGGCCAACCGCCTGACCTACGCCGGCTTCCGCAAGTACAAGGACACCACGGGCGCCTACCTGTGGCAACCGGCCGTGACCGCCGGCCAGCCGGACATGTTCATGGGCTATCCGACCGAGGAGGCCGAGGACATGCCGGTGGTGGCCGCCAACGCTCTGCCGGTTGCCTTCGGCGACTTCCGCGAGGGCTATCTCATCTGTGATCGCCCCGGCATGCGCATCACGCGCGACGAGATCACCACGCCCGGCCTGGTCAAGTTCTACGTGCGCCGTCGGACGGCCGGCAAGGTGCGCAACAGCCAGGCCATCAAGCTGCTGAAGATCGCGACGTCCTGATGATCCTCAGGCGGGAGCAGCCTCCCGCCTGGCCTCCACCTGACAGCGAATCTGAGGACACACATGCCGCTCCTTTACATCAGCACCCCCATCAAGTGGGCCCACGGCGGGCACACCGTCCGCGAGTACCCGGTGACCCCGGCCGACGGCGAGCCGACGCCGATCGACGATGCGGAGCTCGTCGATGTCGCGGTGCGCGAGGGCTGGGCGACCACCGAGCGGCCCGAGTCGGCTGCGAGCCAGCCCGACGCCCCGGCCACCGTGGCCGTAGCCGAGGGCGCCGTCGTCGATCCGGCCGCCACCGGGGATGTCGCTGCCGAGCAGACGTCTGCACAGACGGCGGCCGTCGCGCGTCGCCGCAGCACCACCTGATCCCGAGACCCAGCACGCAGAGAGGACCACGCGGTCATGGCACGCACGATCAAGTACACCGGTTCGCAGGATCGCTGGTCCGAGCTCGCGGTCACGGGGAAGCAGTCCACCTGGAGCAAGGGCCAGACCGAGTCGCGCGAGGACGCCGAGGCCGGCACGCTGCTGGCCACGGGCCTGTTCAGCGCTGCAGCTGATGTCGAGCGCGTCACGACCGCGTCGGTGATGCAGGCCTTCCAGGCCGCGTCCGCTCAGGAGCGGGCGGAATTCCGCGCAGCGGTGGCGGGGGATGGGAATTACACCATCGGCACCCCGTGCAGCACCACGGGCGCAACGAATGAAGTCGTCCTTGCGACGATCAAGATCCCGAAAGAAAATCTCACCAAAAACAGCCGATTACTGATTCATCACTCGTGGCTGTCCCGCGCTGCCGGGACGGCCAACCGACTCTGCATTCAGCTGAATGAGGCTGATGCGAACCCCGGAGAAGTGCGGATTTTCCGCATCGACGCATCAACCTCCGATCAACAGTATTCCGGACTCTCGCAGGTGCAGTTTCAGAACTCGCTTTTCTCGCAGGTCAGCGGTCAGGCGTATTCGTCGAATGGTCTGGGCGCGACAGGAACGGCCACTCCTCTCCTGTCGCAGTTCGATTTTCTGAATAACGACCTGACCCTTTCGTTCACTGGCGAAACGCTGGTTGCGAGTAATTCGGTGACGCTCCTCGGCGCGTCCGTTCAAATCATCAACGGAGCCTGACATGAAGCAAGCTGTTTACACCAACCCGTTCAACTCTCGCAAAGAACCACCGTGGCCGGCGTCAGATTTCCTTTCAATGTACTGGAACGGTACGACGTGGACCGGTATCGAGGAAGCCGACCTCAAGCTCGTCACGCTGCCTGCCGCCATCACCAGCGATCCGCAGGGCAAGATCCAGTCCATCTTTTCGGGGACGCTCGCCATTCACGCGCGGCCGATCGGATATTGCTTCACCGACGAAGTTCCGACCGATCTGCAGTTCGGCGTGCTGCGCCTGCATGACGCCAAGGTGCGATGGGATGAGATCGAGACTGCGCAGGGCATTTACGATCCGGTTAAGCTGGCAAAACTGGACGCATGGGTCAATGCCGCGAATGCAGCCGGCAGGGACATCATCTACACCGTGTACGGCACTCCGGCCTGGGCCGCAGTCGGCGGTGCCACGAATGCACCGCCGACCAACAGCTCGACCCTCGCCAACTGGTTGACGTTCCTCTACAACCGGTATGGAATGAAAATCACCCATTATGAGGGTTGGAATGAGCCGAACGTCGTCAATTCGTTCAACGGGACGATGGCGCAACTCGTCGCACACCAGAAGACAATCTATCAGACGCTCAAAGCCCTCAACCCTTCCATCAAGGTCATCTCTCCTTCGTGGACGTTCGTGTCTGGGGTTTCCGCAACTCTGGGTCTGAGTGCGTTTGCCACGGCAGCTTTCGCGGACAGCGGTAACGTAGGATGTTATTTCGACATCTGGGGATACCACTTTTACGCCGAATCGAACTTCCTGCGCTTCAACCGCGCGTGCGTCGATTCGGTCAAAACTGCGATTGCTGCCGGGCCTGCACCGCTGCAATCTGCTGAAGTCTGGTGTACCGAGGTCGGCGTGTCGCGCCCGAACAAACGGGCGGTCATGGAAATGGTTGCTGTGTGTCTGGCTAAGGGGATCAAGCGCGTCGTCCTGTACGCATGGGATAACCCAGGGAAGGGTGACATGCGCATCAAAAACTTCGTGAGCACTGCGGACTTGAACGCAATGAACGCGCAGTTTGCTGGCGCAACCATGCAGTCACTGAACACCGTCAAGACGGTGGGCACCGGCACCGACAACAGCACGTTTGGCGGCCAGCTTGGCGGGACGATCAATGGTGTCGGTGTTCTGCTGACCTAATTTCCCATCCCCTGAGCGGTGCGCACGCACCGCCCACCCACACCCCATCCTGACCCATGCCCCTCATCTCTCGCACCGTCGCCGAGCTGGTGACGCCCGCCATGGTCGCCACGTCCGCCCGCGTCGATGCGGACGATGCGGCGCTGATGGCCGAGCTGCCGCGGCTGATCGCCGCGGCGCGCGCCCAGGCCGAGCACGTCACCGGCCGGGTCTACCGGCGCGGGGTCGAGCGCGTCGCGCTGTCGGCCTGGCCGGCGGCCGATGACGTCATCCCGGCCCCGGGTCCCGCGGACGTGGCCGTGAGCTACTGGGACGGCGCCGACTGGATCACGCTCACCGACGACCAGGCGCCGCAGTGGGTCGTCACCGATGACGGCCTGGGCGTGCGCATCGCGCCGGCGGCCGGCCAGTCCTGGCCCACCCTGCAGGATGATGCGCTGGGCCGTGCCGTGCGGGTCGATGTCACCGTCGGGCCGGCGGTGATCGGCGACGTGCCGGCCTGCGTGGTGCAGTACATCTGCGCCAGTGTCGCGGCCTGGATCGACCAGCCGGGCGCGCTGGCGGGCCGGGCGCTCGATGCGCATCCGCTTTTCGCCCGCCTGCTCGACGCCGAGTGGATCGCCCACGCATGAGCAGCCTGCGCACCCGCATCACGGTCCAGCAGCGCGCCGTCGGCGTCGATGCGCTGGGCCAGCCGCTGGACGCGTGGCAGGACGTGGCGGCCGGCATCTGGGCCGACGTGCGCCACACCAGCGGCGTGCAGACGGCCCAGCAGGGCGGCGGCGAGAGCTCGACCGTGCGGGCCTCGGCCCGCATCCGCCGGCGCGAGGGCCTGACGCCGCGCATGAGGGTCCTGATCGGCTCGACCGTCTACGACATCACCGCCGTCATCCCCGACCTGCAGACCCGGCAGCACGTCGACCTGACCTTGCAGATGGTGCAGTGATGGGGGTGATCACGATCACAGGTAGCGCCGCGGACATCATCGCGGACCTCGGCGCCTTCGCCGACCGCGCGACCGAGGCCGCCCGCCCTGCCGCCCAGGCCATGGCTCAGGTGATCTACGACGCGATCCGCAGCAACATCCCCATCCGCACGGGCAATCTCCGCCGCAGCATCTACCAGGTCTACAGCTACGACAACAGCGTGCCGGGCGGGCTGCAGATCTACCACATCAGTTGGAACCACCGGCGCGCACGGTACGCACATCTTGTGGAGTGGGGCCACTATCAGCGCCACCTCATCACCGTCGACGACCGCGGCCGCTGGATCACGCACAAAGACAAGCCACTGGCACACCCTGTGTGGGTGCCGGCCAAGCCGTTCATGCGGCCGGCCGCCGATCAGTTCAATGCGGCCTACGAGGCTGGGCGGAAAGAGTTCATCCGCCGGGTTGAAGGGCGCATGAAGTGAGCCTCGAATCCACCATCGTCGCAGCGCTGCAGGCCGCCGTGCCGGGTGCCGGCGTGCACCCGCTGCTGGCGCCTGACGCCCTGGCGCTGCCCTATGTGCTGTGGCAGCCGATCGGCGGCCGCTCGCTGGTGCCAATCTCCGGCCAGGTGCCGACCGAGCGGCATCTGCGCGTGCAGACGTCTGTGCACGCGGCCACGATGGCGCAGGCGCTGCAGATGCGCGATGCGATCGAGGCCGCGCTGCTGGGCCTGCCGCACCCCGTCACCTGCAGGCCCGAGTCCGAGCCCTACGCCACCGCGGAGGCCCAGATCGGCATCTACATCCTGCAGCAGGACTGGACCATCACCGGGCCGCGCTGAGCGGCCACCACTGCCCCCTGGGGCGCAACCTGAGGAGCCATCCGCATGGCCTACAAATTCCCCGACGGGGCGCACTTCTACTTCTCGTCCACTTTCGCCGCGGCGAAGACCATCAGCGCGTTCACGAACGCCAATCCGGGGGTGGCCACCAGCGTCGGGCACGGCTTCGCCGACGACGAGGAGCTGCTGCTGATCTCCCCCTGGGAGGATGCCACCGACACGGTCTTCCGCGCCGACCAGCTCAGCGCCGACACCCTGTCGCTCAAGGGACTGGACACCTCGTCCGTCAACTTCTTCGGCGCGGGTGGTGGTGTCGGCTCGACGCTCCAGAAGATCAGCGCGTGGCAGGAGATCCCGCAGGTGCTCACCATCGCCACCAGCGGCGGCGACGCGCGCACCGCGACCATCGCGCCCCTGTCGCGCCGTCGGCCGATCAATGTCGCGCTGGGAACCAACCCCGTCAGCATCACGCTGACCATCGGCCACGATGCGTCCAACGCGGTGTTCCAGCAGATGCTGGCGGTCACCAAGGCCTTGACCAAGGTCGCCTTCAAGATGGTGCTGAGCGACGGCTCGGCCACCTACGGCTACGGCAACTTGGTCACCGGCAGCCTGCCCGGCATGCAGGCCGGCCGGGAGAACCAGGCCAACGTCGCGCTGACGTTCCTGGGCCAGGACATCGCCTACGCCTGATCACCGGCGCCCACCGGCGCCACCCTGAGCACCGACCCGGCCCGCTTCTCTCCTGTCGCGGGGAGGGCGGGTCGGGCACGGGCATTACCTCACCCGCGACCTGAGGACATACCCATGACCAAACCGGCTGAGCTCCCGGTCATCACGCCGGGCGAGCGCCCCGCGTTCATCCCGCACGATCTCGTCGTCCCGCTGCAGGACGGCACCATGCGCCGTCTGCCGGTGCGTTACGTTTACCGCACTCGTCGTGAGCTGGCCGCGCTGCAGGCCAGCCAGATCGCCCGCGCGCGGGCCGACGCCCAGGCCGCCATGGACGAGGC